CTAATAATGTAAAAAGTTACTAATATTGTAAAAGGTTAAAAATAGGGTAAAATTACACGATAATTTACAAAACACATAATAGGTGTAAAATGTAACTGCAATTGTAAAAAATCGCTTACAAGTGTAAAATTACACTTTAATTGAAAAATTACACTTTGACAGAATTTTCTGATTTGTCGCAATATTCAGAAAACTTAAGGTGTATTTTTTTATAGTGTTTTTTTATACTTGTTATGATAAGCAAAAAATAAAAATTCGTGGGCGGTTTTTTTCAAAAATTTTTTTGAATTTTTCTGATTTTTTAATTTTCTGAAAAATCTATTTTTTGATATTTTTAAATATTCTAAATTTTCAGAATATTGTAAATAAAAATAAAACCTAAATCTTACGACTTAGGTTTAATTAATTGTAAAGGCTTCAATTCTAAAGTTAATAATTTTACTATTGTTTGACCTTGTAAAATATTATATTCTTTTCGGTCTTCGTCTTTCATTCCAAAAACTTGTAAGCTTTCTGTACTAATCCATGTATTCATTGTGTTTAATACTGCATTTAATACTTGTACTTCATAACTTGCACCATTTTTTACGATATTATGTAAATGTGGTACTAAATTGTCTAGGTCTTCTTCCGTTCTAGGTCGATTCTCAATAATATAATTAAGGTCTATATTATCATTCCCGTTCGCAAGTGATACAAGGTACTTACCGTATTCTTTTGTCTGTTTTTGATTCATTTTTATTCCTTCTTTCTTTAACTTTCTATATGTAGTATAAATCATATAAATATATAAGTCAATACTTTTGAGAAAGTTTCTTAAAGTTTTTTATAAGGTTATTTAAAGCCGTTTTAAGCGTGTTTAAGGTCTTACCTATATAAATATACCTATTAGTCTTTAAAACGTCTTATAATCGTCTGTGAGGCTTTCTATAACCTTTTATATGTATTATATCCATATTGTTTATATCACGTTCACAAGCTCAATTTTAAAGCCTTGTAAGATGTTCTATAATTAAGTTGTTCCAGGTCTTTATATTACACTTTAAAATAAGGCTCTCCAGGTGGTCTTATTAGTATCACGGGTAAAAGCTCCAGGACGTCTAAAATAACGCTTGTAAGGTCTTTAAATGCGTTTTATAGGGTAAAGACTCAATAAGTATTTAATACATCTCACAAGCCTTATTTTTACCGATTTATAAAGTCCATTTTTTACCGATTACACGGGCTCGATTTTTCCCGATTGTAAGGGCTACTTTTTTACAAGGTATAAGGGCTTCTTTTTCTACAGTGCATAGGGCTTATTTTTTAACAAGCTATAGGGCTTATTTTAAGGCTCACACAAGGGCGTTAAATCGTTCAAGGTCTTAATGTATCATAAACACTTTAGGACGTCTAGTTAAGTTACTCTAGGTTCTCCAGGATTAAAGAATAAGGTGCTCCAGGATTTCTATATGTATCATAAACACTTTAGGACGTTCGCACGGGCTTTTTAAACAACATAAAAAATACCCTACCATGTAACTGGTAGGGCGTTATATTAAGCTCCAAAAGTTTTTTTAAATTGTTTATCTAGTGTAGTGTGTTTCTTGTATCTAAACATATCTCTTATATCTGTATCACTGTTGTACGCTTTATCTGATTCGTTTTCAGTAATTAATATCATATTTAAATAGTTCGTCCCGTCATGGTCATATGTTTCAATTTGTAATGTGTTATCTTCTATGTTAATAGTAAATTCGTCGGGCGTTAATTGTTGTAATAAGTCTGTAATATCTTTAGCCGTTCCACCTAATTCAGCACCAGCACCTCCAATATAACCATAGTGGCTTGAACGTGTACCAGTAAATAATAATGTATCAATTTTAGTACTGTATCTCTTTTCATATCGCTTAATGAATTGATTTAATTCATATTGAATATAGTCGATACCTTCATTTAGAAAATCGTTATATACATCATTAACACTATTATACGCCATATCTTCTAATTCATTTTCTGTTAAGTCTTCGTGGTTTTCTTTTAAATCCTCCACCATGCTATTTACTAAGTTATTATAATAATTCATTGTATTAATAATTGTTTTCATTTTTTCATCTTCCTTTACTTTTCAATTTTATTTTAGGTATAGGGTAGGCTTTCGCCTATCCCTATTAAATGTTATTTAATACATCTCTTAAAGTCTTAACTGTCTTCGGGTCTAATTCTAGTTTGAATTTTGTATCACCGTCATCATAACTTAATGTTAAGTAGTCACCGTGTATCAAGTGTGTAAATCTCTCAACGTCTACTCTCTCAGCTTGTATCAAGTCATTTCTGTTTTCAATTCCTACATATAGTTTGTTCATGTTTTTTCTTCCTTTCCTTATCTTCTAACTTAATTATAGCATAGGTGGAAAAGGCAGTCAAGCCTTTTCCGTATTTATTTTTTATGCTTTCCAAAATTCATCAATCGCACTTTCATTTTCATAATAATCAAATTTAACTTCTTTACCAGTTCTATTGTCTACAACTAAGTAATAAACATCTCCGTTTTCATGTACTTCTAAAAGTTCCTTGTGTTCGTTCCAGTTTAATCTTAATACTTTTTTGTTATTCATTTTCCTATCTCCTTTTTTGAGGTGTCCCTCTTACTATACTTTAAGTATACTATAACTAAAATCTGTTGTCAATACTTTTGCAAATCTTTTTTTAAAATCTTTTTCCGACATAGTTTCTTAATGACTTGAGTTGCTTTTGTTACTATCTTAATTATATACTATCTGTTCTATACTGTCAACTACTTTCTTAATATTTTTTAAATCTTTTTCACGACATGTTTTCGGTTGGCTTGTCCTTGTGTCTAATTCTATTATAGCACACTGTGTGCACTTGTCAAGTCTTTTTTAAAATTCTTTTTTTAGATGTTTCAACTCCTTTTCTTTAACTTGTTATCTTAATTATATATCATAGTAAAAATGAAGTCAACACTTTTATTAAAATAAAAAGTATAATATTACACTAACATATATCAGAATTTTCAGACAATTTAAAACAAAAAAAGGAACGCCTTTCCAGGTGCTCCAGGTCTTCCAGGTGCTCCAGGTCTTCCAGGTGCTCCAGGTCTTCCAGGTCTTCCCTATACCATTCAAAACCGTCAATTGTGATAGTGTTGATATCATCAAATTTAAAGTAGTCTGTAGGGTATTCTATAGCATGATTAGTTGACTCTTCGGCGTCATAAATAACTTTAACACGCTCCAGGATTTCGCTTTGTATGTCTGATTCTATATCGTCTATTAGAAAGGCTCTAGCCTTTAAAATAGTTCTATCCTGTAGGTTGATTTCTTCGGGTAAGTCTTCTTCGTCAGTTGCTCCAATTAAAAAACCGTCATCAATAAGTTCAAAAGCCTTTTTTGCTATCTCTTCATCTGTATACTTGTACATTTTTTTATTTCTCCTATATTTTAATTTATATTATAGGGTAGGTGGCTATATGCCACCATTTCCCTATATCCAAGCTACCCTAAAGTCTTTCACGCCTCCATAACATCTAGCTGTATCACGGTTGAATTGCTTATCGGCTTGCTCCAGGTCTGCATAGTAATGTTGTTTTGTGATTCTCTCATCTGTTACACTGTCCCTATACTCATCTTCATACTCATAAACTCTATATGTTAGAATGTACCCTACTGTTTTACTATCAAGCTCCAGGCGTTCCATTTCTACGTTTCTACCCGTTGTACCTTGTTCACTGTACGTTCTTGAGTCCATTGGCGTAGTGTTGTTAATCTTAATTACTTTCATGTGTATTCATTCCTTTTCTAATGTTCTAACTTAATTATACTATAGCTCTTTTAGGCTGTCAATACTTTTTTAAATCTCTTTACAACATAGTTTCTTTTGGCTTTTGTGTCGATGTGTTTTTCTTACTGTCTTAATATTACTATACTTTCAAAAGGTTGTCAAGTCTTTTTAAAAATTACTTTTCAATTTCTACACAACCACGTTCGTCATAATCATACACCTTACCTATATTCTGACAGTGTGCAATGTTCTTTTTTTCGTTAGTGTCCATACGTTCGCATATCCCAAATACTAAAAAACTAACTGTTGCAATTGTGATTAATGTATTTTTTAAAAATTTCTTCATGTGTTCCATCTCCTAACTTTCTATACTTAAAATTATATACCATATAGAAAAACATGTCAACAGTTCCAGGAAAGAAAAAAATGTAATTTTACACCGTTCATGAAAACGCTTTCATAGAAGATATAAAAAAGAACGCTGTTAAGCGTCCTTAAATTTCTTCATGTTCTCTTTGATAGTATTCTGAATGATATATAACGGCGTCCTTAAAATCTTCTTCAGTTGGTTCATAATCTTCAAAATCAAGCTCAAATAATTCTGTATCAAGTCCATCAGACGTTATATTATATCTTTCTTCTAGTTCGTACACGTGGACTCTGTCGCCACTATTTTCTACTATAGCAATCTCAAGTGCATTATTAAACATTAAGTCACTGTCTAAAGATTCAAAATAAAGCTCTTCCCAACTCTCAAACTCTCCGTTTATTAGTGTGATATCATTAGTTGTTTTTCCTGTAAATTTAATCATTTTTTATCTTCCTTTCTTTATCTTATCTTGATTATAAGACAAGCCATAAGGCTTGTCAAGTGTCTTATAAATAGTCTTCCAGGTCTTCTCTTAAATCTTCGATTTCTTTCTCATACTGCTCTTTGCTCATTGTTTCAATGTTTCCATTTCCGTCAAATCCTGCATAATCATCAAATGGCGAATAAGCTCCGAAGTAAATCATGTTTGCAATGTTCTGTGGGTCATAGTCAAGCTCTTTTAACATCTCAAAAAATTCGTCTAATTCATGCTTTACAATATGGTCAAAATCTCCCGTTTCGTGTGCTAATTCGTTTAATTCTTCAAATCCTAATTCTTCAATATTCATTTAAATCATTCCCTTTCTTTATCTTAATTTCATTATATACTATTGGCTTTTGGTTGTCAAGTGATTTTTAAATCTTTTTTTAATATTTTTTCTTATAAGATTGCTCCCTTGTTTCTTACTGTACTTAAAGTATACTATATCTATTTTTTAAAGTCAACACTATTTTAAAACTTTTTTAATTCTTTTTGATAATGTCTAATACTATTATTAATATCATCATCTGCATTGGTTATGTCTGTATTACAAGGCACTTTAAAGACGTTTAAATGCTCATTAATCGCCACGATACCAACATTAAACTCTTCGCCTTTCACTAGGTCTAACATGCGAACAGTTGACGGCGTACCGTCTTTATAAGTTGTAAATTCCTTATAATACTGTTTAATTTCATTGTAGTTATTATACTTGTTTTTGAACATCAGTTCACCACCTTTCTATATTGATTATTATATAGTGAGTTAATTAAACAATTAATTTATATTTATTGTTTGTTTTAATAATAAAGCTATTATCTAGTAAATAAGTTTCCATATCTTTATGAGATACTTCAGTTTTAACATCTATTATATTTTCAATTTCATCAGATAGGTTAAAGTGCTTTTTAATTTTTGTAAAATCTTCTTTCTCATTAAACGCCCATATGAACGCTTGGTTTAAGTTATCGAATTTTTTCATAAATTATCATTCCTTTTTATTTTATATTATCTTAATAGTACCATTGAGAAATAGGGTAATTTTACCCTTTCGATTAGTATAGTTCTTTTAGTGTTTCTGTTGTGATTTCATCATCTTTATCAATGATATACATATTATTATTAATTGATAACGCTACGGCATACTGTCCAGAATTTAACAGTTCTTCTATTATGATTTTAATACCTACGATAGTTATTAGGCTTTTATTGTGATAAAATGTATATTCTTTATTTTTATCTTCGTATAGTCTACCATTTTCATCTATCCATTGTCCCGTATTGTCGTATACTGTAGCACCTTCATTTTCTATTGTGATACATTCTAATACTTTTCTAATCGTATCATTTTTAAGTTCTGTACCGTCATTGTTAAATTGTGGAATAGTAATACTTGTTTTGTTTTTTAGTTCTTTCATTTTTCATCTTCCTTTTTTGTGTTTATTTTCTATCTTAATTATAGTATAGGTCGTTTAGCTTGTCAAGTGTTTTTTAAAATCTTTTTTTGTTTCATGTATCACGCCCTTTCTTTAACTTTCTAATTTAATTATATATCAGTTGTTTCTAGGTGTCAATACTTTTATTTAATTATTTTAAAAAGTTTTTTCTGTCGTTGTCTGTTTCTATATACTATTATATCACTACTCAAAACAATGTCAACAGTTTTATTAAAATTAATTAAAAAACTTTTTGCTACATTAAATACACGCACACGCACGCACGTGATTATAACATAATATTATTTAATGTCAAGTAAAAAATTATTAATAAAAGTCTTGACACTATATTTTAAAGTATGTTATAATTAATATAACAAAAGGGACAGGGACGAAAATTTTGAAAGCGTTTTCATGAAAATAAAAAAGATTCAAAAAGAACTTGACATTATTTTTTAGGTATGCTATAATTAAGGTAAGAAAAAAATGGCAGGCAGGGACGAGATTTTTGAAAACGCTTACATTCTGAATATTCAGACAATTCTAATAATTCAACTTTTTTCTATGAAAGCGTTTACAACTTTTTAAATTTTCAGAATATTTAAATATTAATAAATCACTTGACTTTAAGACTTTAGTATGTTAATATAAAATAGTACCCACCGAACCTAATTTTGTAAGCGTTTACATAACTGAATTATCTGAAAATAAAAACTTTTCATGAAAGCGTTTACATTGCTTGACTTTCTTTCCTAAGTGTGATATAATTAAAGTAGAAAATGGAGGGAGAGTACAAAAAAATGAAAGCGCTTACATTACAGAATTTTCAGAATATTCTAAAAGTTTATGAAAGCGTTTACATAAGTTGTCTAAATTTTCAGAATTTTCAGAAAATAACAGGTGCTTTTTTGAACCCTTATTTTTAAAATTACTCATGATAAGGGAATCAAAAATTTTCGTGGGGGGATTTTTCAAAAATTTTTTTCATTTTTTATTTTCCATCATGATACGGATTTCCAAAAAATTCGTAGGGAGTTTTATATATAATATAAAACCATGCGAAATATTAAATTTTTAAAACTGGAAAACAAAATTGAACTTTCTCTTGACTGCACATGAGTTAGTGTGGTACTATTAATTTAGCAAAAGAAAGAGACGGAGGTTATACAAAATGACTATACAAATAAACAGGGAATGACATAGCGACAACTAATGATACGACACATGGTTGAGCTAATGATAATATAGATTAAGTTTTCTAAGCAGACAAATCACAGGTTGCACAACTGTCACTGAAACTTATATTATAGTAGAGGTTACAAAACGTAATAGTATAGTTCACCAATATTAAATTACTACACATTAACTCGGTCTCATACTTAACAGACACACTGTTCATTAAGTAGGTGAAAGAGGCGAGTATTTTAATAAGAGTTTTACGAGGAATAAAACAGTCATTTTAAGTCGGAATTTACAGGCTGTAACCCTTGATATGAAAGGCTCTAATTTTTAGAGTTTAACATATAATGTGTATATCATTTTATTTTATGTTTACTATTTTTATGTTTAATATAAGAGAGTAATAGTCACTATATAATGAAGAGAATATAAATGACAAAAAGATTAAAATTATAGTTGACATGGTAATAGAGTTTGTGTTATAATATAATACATGGGCAACAGGAAAGCTAACATGTTTCATAAATATTATTTTTTGTGGTTGACACACACATAAGACATAATATATAATAGATAAATGTGAGCGTTGCTCAAACCTATACAATATAATAAATACATACATTTCCACTTTGTGGTATTCACTTTTTATAATTCAATATATAAATTATTAGTTTCTAAAAAAATAAAAAAATAAAATTGGAATGTTCTATTTTTTACAAAGATAAAAAGTGTATTTTTTACAAAGTTAAAGGGCTTCATTTTTACGGTTAATTGGGGGTCGCTTTTTTACACAAGGTGGAGGGTATGTTTTTATTATAGTTATAGGGGTGTTAATTTTTTACAGCAAGGGGGGTAACTTTTTTGAGATTTTTTAGTGGGGAATTAGATGGAAAGAAAGCTAGAGACTTAGTGGACGGAATGGATAATGACTTGGATAATTTTACCGACAGGTTAGAACAAATTAATCGTACACTAGAGGGCACTAAATTTTTTGAGATGTACTTTGAGGATTACTTTCCTAAAGAATTAAGTCAAGATGATTTTCTTTCTATTGATGATAATATATGTATGCTCTTAGAGAACTATGGTTCGTACCTCGTCAACTCTAGAGATTTAGATAGAGATGAGGGAGATAACTACAAAATATATTATGATGAAACAGAGTTCAGAAGAGCTTTAAAGAAATCATTTCCATTAAGTAAGATGGATTTAATTCCTTTCTATGTAGATAAAGATAAGAACTATAAGGTAGCTAAAGACCAAAAGATATTAACTAAAGATTTAAAAAGAGATGATGAGCTAGGTATGGTTCTTAGAGAGTATCAAAACTACATAGACAACTTAGAATTAACTGGCACACCTTTGAGACGAATGAATCGTATCAAGGGGGAAATACAAAGAGATATGATAATATCTAAAGACCAGTTGCTAGGAGTGTTCGGTTATGAATTAGATGGAATGAATGAAACAGAGAGTCCAGACTATAGTAAGATTGACTTTACTAATCACAACCATCTAAAAGGAATGTCTGTTGATTATGGAAAGGCAGAAAACATTTGGGTAGATGGACTACTAAGAATGGGTTATAATGGTGATTTACAAAATGATTTTCAATGTATTATATATGACCTAAATAAGATTGTAGAGCAAACTAAGTTTTCTAGAGATGAATATAAAGCTTTAAAATTGTTTAGACGGGGTTATAATGGCAGTGAAATTGCAGATAAACTACAATGTACTAGACAATGGAGCAATAAATTAATTAATAATGCAGTAAAAAAGATTGCAAATAAAGCAAAAGAATTACAATTTTATTGTTGACATGGGTTATATACCTGTGTTAAAATAAATAAGAATCAAATTTTAAAAACAAAGGAGAAAGAAATCTATGTCAGTATTATTAAAGAAACAGAGAAATGAAGCTACGGTAATTGGGAGATTAAAAGAGGTAGAGTTAGAGGAAATTAATGGACGTGAAGGACGAGTGTTCCTTAAAGGTCATGCAACAGTTGAGGTAAAAGAGAAAGATAAAACTCACAACATTAGAGTTCAAATTTTTGAGAATAAGTACAAACGTGATGGTAATGTTTCTGCTTTATACACAGGGGCAAAGAAACTTACAGATGAATACGTTTCTATTGCTAATGCAGAGGAAGGTCAAGAGGCTACATTAGTTAAGATTACAGGTGAGTTAGACCATCGTGAATATTATGATGCAGAGGGACAGCATAGAGAGTTCTCTAATATCAAAGGACGTTTTTATCACAGCTTAACTAAAGAACAAGTTATTAAAGAAAGAGGACCTAAAGCTATTGTTAATATTGAAGCTGTAGTAGATAATATTACAGAAGAAATTAAAGATGGTTTACCAACTGGACGTCTAATTGTAGACCTAATTAACACTGATTGGTTTGGTGATGAACCTAACCCTAACTATAGCCCACTAACTCCAGTGAGAGCTATTGTAGATGAGAGTCTTGCTGATGTTCTAGAGGGAATGTATAGTAAAGGTGACACAGGTAAGTTCACTATTAAAGTTAATAACTATGCAGTAGAAGAAGAGATTGAGGAAGATATTCAAGAGGGGATTACAGGGTTTGGTAACACAGATGAATTAGAGAATGATAAGAATGTTACTCGATTTGAAAGTAACTATGAGATTACTGGTGGAACTGAACCGTACATGGACGATAAAGCATATGATGATGAGGCGTTAGAAGAGTTAAACAAGTGGAAAGAACTTGCTAAGAAAAACTTAGAAGAGGGATATGTCCCACAGGATAAGCAAACTAACGCATTTGAAAAGAAAGAAGAAGTAGACAATACAATTTCTGATGATGACATTCCTGATTTCTAATATTAATAAGGGGTATATATAAAGAGAATTTAAAAAATAGGAGAATGATATTTTATGGCAAAACCTAAAAAAATAACAGTAGATGACTTATTAAATTTAGAGGGTAACAAAGTTCCGACTGATGCACTAAGTTATAGCAGATTAATTTACGGACAACAAAAGGTAGGAAAAGCAGTGGATAATGAAACTGTTATCCCAACTCCTGATGGATTTAAAAAAGTTTATGAGATTAAAGAAAATGACTACCTATTCGATAGAGAGGGTAATCCTACTAAAGTAATTGGAGTATATCCTCAAGGAGAAATTGAAGCATATAAAGTTTCATTATCTGATGGCACTTCATTCATCGTTAATGGAGAACACATTATCCCATATGTTACAAGTAGAGGTAACATCAACAGTAAAACATTAAATGAAATGATGGTAGATTATACGTATACTGCCAAAACGAGAGTTGGGGGAGTCGATAGAGAAGTAAAACGACACAGATATAAAATCCCTAAATCAAATGCAGTTCATTACACAGAGAAAGAGTTACCTCTGCACCCATATGCACTAGGAGTATTAATTGGTGATGGTTCTTTAACTTGTGAGTATTTAACTGTTTCTTCAAATGAAGAAGATGTTATAAACAGATTTATGAAATACGCAGAACTCAAAGAGTTTAATAAAAACAAGCATAACTACAACTATTTATTCCAAAAGCAACACAATGGAGATAGACCTGAAGAAATCCAGAGTATCATTGAAAACTTAGGCTTAAATATAAAATCAATTTATAGATTCATTCCAAAGGAATATCTTCAAGGAAGTATTCAACAACGTAAAGAGCTTTTAGCTGGTCTTATGGACACTGATGGTCATGTTCAAATAAATAAGACAGGAAGCAGAAGATTTGGAATTAATACAAATAGTTCTCAGTTAGCTAAAGATATTAAAGAACTTGCTTTGTCATTAGGTTATGGTATTTCTTCAAGAGAGTATGCTAGAAATGATGATGTTCACAGAAACACAGAATATATTATAGATATTTATACAACAGATAACATTTCTAAATCAAATAAGCACTTACAAAAACTAAATAGTCAAACAGATTGGTATGAAAGCAAAAAAGAACTATACTCTCATATTGTAAATATAGAGAAAGTAGAAGACAGAGAAATGACTTGCTTCTCTGTGGACAATGAAGAAGAGCTATTTTTAATTAATGATTATATCGTCACTCATAACACCTCACTAGTACAAGACCTATATGGGGAACGTGTACTGATGTTGGCAACCGAAAACAGGCATGCTCATATTGAGGGAGTCCATGTAATCAATGTGGATTCTTATCCAGAGTATTTACGTGTAATGAGATTGCTTCAAACACCTGAACTACAAGAAAAATATGATGCTTTATGTATTGATACAGTTGGACGTATGGAATCTTATGTAGAACATTATGTCTTAAACAAACTTAATATTGAAGCGTTAGGTGATTTAGCATATGGTGCTGGATATGGGGCTTACAATAAAGAGTTAGAAAACATGGTATCTTTAATTGAAAAATCTGGTTATATTCCTGTATTTATTTCTCATGATAAAACAGTTACTCAACAAGTAGAAAAAACCAAAGCAACAGAAGTTGATAAAAATGCAGAAGGTGCATCATTATCATTTGACAAAAAGACAGGTAAAGAGTATATTGAGTATGATAGAAAAGAACCTGATATTAAAAACAAACTTAATAACTTATTAGCTAGAGTGGTTGATGACGTTCTTTATTTAGGTTTTGTAGTAGATGAAAACGGTATTGAAGAACGTAGAATCTTTACTAAACCAACTGCAAATCATTTTGCTGGTAGTTCATTTAATTTACCTGAAAGCATGCCACAAAATGCAGAGGTATTTAAAGAAGAAACTGTCAAGGCAATTAAGAGAAAAGGTTCCGACAACCTAGAAGAAGGTTCTCGTGAGCAATCTCAAGGTGTTGACTACAACTTTGATGAGTTAATGAAAGAAACAGCATCATTAGGTAAGCAATTACAAGAGAACGGAAAAGCCGATACTTTAAAACAAGTCGTGGAAGAAGTGTTAGGCAAAGGTAAGAAAGTAAAAGACCTAGAGCCATCACAAGTAGAAGTATTAAGTGCATTAGTAGATAGATTAAAAGAAGAGGTTTAGAGCGAAAGCTCTTTCCTCTTTGATTATAGGAGAGATTTAAAAAATGGAAGAGAAATTTGAGAGATTTTATAGTCTTGTAGAGGACATGAAAAATAAAAAGAAATGTAAAGAAAGAAAATTAGAATATGTTATCAATATGGATAATGTCAGTGATGATACTATTGAATTATTCGATGATGTATTCTCAGAGTTGTATGAAGTTAATAGTCAATTAAGATATTTAACACCTAGTTTCTATGATGGTGAAAGAAATACTATTAAATTTATTTTTAAAGGTAAGATTTTCACTTTAAAACAAGCATCATTTATTGAGAAAGATGGGGCTATTATCTATGAACCATTCCTTATGAATCATAGATTAACGTTTATTGATATAGATAAATATATGGAGAATAATAATTTACTGTTTGCATATGACGTAGAGAAGAAGAGAGTAATTAATCTATGGACAGGTAAACCATCTATTGTTATTGATGAGGAGTAGTTCTTATGAGTTTAGAGTTTAGGAGAATTAGTTATGAGGAGACTAAACCTTTTATTTTACACAAACATTACGCTCAACGTATGCCTAGCATAACTTTCTCATATGGCGTATTTGAAGATGATGTACTTAAAGGTGTTTTAACCATAGGAAAACCAGCATCACACAGTTTATGTATAGGGGTTTGTGGTGAGCAATACAAGGATAAAGTATATGAATTAAATAGATTAATTACAGATGATGGACTACCTAAGAATACTTTGTTTAGGCTTGTGAGCTATGCTTTAAGAGATTTGAAAGACAAGAACTTAATCATAGTTTCTTATGCCGACAGTGGAATGAATCATAATGGATATATCTATCAAGCCACTAACTTTATTTATACAGGCAAGACAAAAGAGCGTACAGACAAGTACACGCCAGGTGGTAAGCACTCTAGACATTATACAGATGAGTACAACCATCTAAGAAAAGTGAGAACTGCTAAACACAGATATATTTATTTTACAGGAAATAGAAAAGAATACTTAAAGCATTTGAAATATCCTATAATGGAATACCCTAAAGATAAGAATGAAAACTATAAGCTAGGTACTAGAATTAGAACTAAGATTTTCAATAAAGATACAAATGAGTTTTATTATGAGTGAGGGGCTAAAAAATGATTGACAAGAGAACCTTAGATGAGTTATTATGGATATGTGACTTTAATGGTTATGAGTTAGGATTTCCAGAAGAGGAGATTGTAAGTGTTTATAATCACAAAGGGCTAGATATTATTATTGATTCTAGTAAGACAAAAGTATTAAAAATTATAATAGAGGAAGATGATTAATAATTGATTACACAAATTAAAAAACGTAATGGTGAAATTGTAAACTTTGACAAGACAAAGATTGCTATTGCTATTTCTAAAGCAAATAAAGAAACTGATGAAGATGGTATGAGCACAGCAGTAAATGATTTAGTTAGTAAAGTAATTGATGAATTAAAAGACAGACAGGAAACTGTTACAGTAGAAGATGTTCAAGACACTGTAGAGAATGTATTGTTACACAGTGATTATAAAGCTACAGCTAAGGCTTATATTCTATATAGAGATGAAAGACGTAGAGGTAGACAGTCAAACATTTTTGAACCTAGAATTAATTTAAAACCATATGAATATCCTCAACTAATCGAGTATCAACATGCAATTCAGCACTCTTATTGGTTACACACTGAATTTAATTACACAGCTGATATTCAAAACTTTAACGTTGATGTATCTGATAAAGAAAGAAATGCTATTAAAAATGCTATGTTAGCTATTGCACAGGTTGAGGTTGCAGTAAAGAACTTTTGGGGTGACTTACACAACCGTATGCCTAAACCAGAAGTAGGAGCTGTAGGTTCTACATTTGCAGGTAATGAGGTAATCCACCACGATGCTTATAGCCACTTACTAGAAATCTTGGGGCTTAATGATGAGTTCAGTAAGATTAAAGATATTCCAGTATTAAATGAAAGAGTTAAGTATTTAACAGATGCTACTAGATTAACTAAGTCTGAAAGCAATAGAGATTTTACACAGTCTTTAATTCTATTCTCTTTATTTATTGAGTATGTTTCTTTATTTAGTCAATTCCTTATCATTATGTCTTTCAATAAACATAAAAATATATTTAAGGGTATTAGCTCTGTTATTGAGGCAACTTCTAAAGAGGAGCAGATTCATGGTATGTTTGGAACAGAGCTTATCAATATTATTAAGACAGAAAACCCAGAATGGTTTACCGAAGAGCTAGAGGAACAAGTTTTAGAGGCTTGTTTAAACGCTTACGAATCTGAAGAAAAAGTTATTGATTGGATTCTAGAAGATGGAGAGCTAGATTTCCTACCTAAAGATACAATTAAAGAGTTTATCAAAGACAGATTCAATCTAGCTTTACAAGGTATTGGATTTAAGAAAGTATTTGATGTTGATGAAGATATTGTAGAAAGTACTGATTGGTTTACAGATGAGTTAATTGGTACTAAACATGGAGATTTCTTTGTTAAGCGTTCAATCAACTATAACAAGAGAAGTAAATCAATTACACCAGATGATTTATTCTAAAAATAAAAAGGAGATATATAAACAATGGAAGATACAAATTTAAATAGAGAGCCATTTTATTGGCTAAACGAAGATTCAATTACATTTTTAGAGAGGGGCTATCTTAGTGAAGGAGAAGATGCTAAGGAGAGAGTTAGGGATATTGCAGATAATGCTGAACGTATCTTAGGAATTGATGGATTTTCAGATAAGTTTTATGACTATATGAGTAAGGGTTATTATTCATTATCTAGCCCAGTGTGGGCAAACTTTGGTAAAGATAGAGGTTTACCAATTAGTTGTTATTCTGTAGATATCCAAGATGACATGGGAGATATTATGCGTTCAGTTGGTGAAGTTGGAGTAATGAGTAAATTAGGTGGAGGGACTGGTGGTTACTTTGGTAAGTTAAGACCACGAGGTTCTAGAATTACGGACAACGGTGAGTCATTTGGTTCTGTACACTTTATGGAACTGTATGATAAATTGATGAATGTAGCGTCTCAGGGCAAAATCCGCAGAGGAGCGTTCTCTCCATATTTACCAATTGAACATGGTGACATTGATGAGTTCTTAAAGATTGGAACAGAAGGTCACCCTATTCAAGGATTGAACCACGCAGTGACAGTTACTGATAAGTGGTTACAAGAAATGATTGATGGAGATATTGATAAGAGAGAGACGTGGGCTAAGGTAATTCAAGCTCGTGGAGAGTTAGGTTTCCCATATATCTTCTTCCATGACAACGTCAACAATAACAATGCAGATGTATATAAAGACAAGAATCTAGTAGTAAACCATTCAAACCTGTGTAAGTGATTGCACCTTTAGTAAGTAATTACTATCGAAAAACCTACCTAAACAGAGGAAGTCTACGTGCGTAAAGTATATGGCGATTCTGTGCTAAATCAATCAATAGATTGTAAATGCCAAACGACTAATCGAAACCAATCCTATCGACCTATTTTAGATAGGAGGGAGTAGATGTACAGCCAAGTGGTACAAGCGTTGTGTAATAAACATGTAAGACTTGTTTAAATGGAAACGGTGGACGCCTACTTTTATTCGAGCTCGAAAGAGGCGTAAGATATAGTCTACTCTTCATGGAAACATGAAGCAGTCCTTAGAAAAGGACGGGCAATGATTAACGACCATTGCTGAATATATAGGAGTGAAATTACCTTACCAACAAATGAAGATTGGTCATTTGTATGTTGTCTTTCATCAATTAATCTGTTACACTATGATGAGTGGAAAGATACTGATGCAGTAGAGACATTAATCTATTTTCTAGATGCAGTAATGAGTGAATTTATTACTAAGTTAGAGGAAATGAGAGATTCAGGAGAAAGAGACAAAGAGGAAATTTTTAAGTTTATGGAGAAAGCATATAGATTTGCTAAAGAACATCGTGCACTCGGAATGGGAACAATCGGACAACATTCGTATTATCAGTCTAAAATGATTCCATTTGAAAGTATGGAAGCTACTAAGTTAAATGCACGTATCTATAAGAACATTCAAAGAAAGACACTTAAAGCATCTCAAGAGTTAGCAGAAATGTTCGGTGAACCAGAGTTATTAAAGGGGTATGGTAGACGTAACTCTGTAATGACTGCTATAGCACCTTAATTTATTAGGGCGATATTGAATTAACAATATTGATAACACTTTTGAATTGCTGGAAAACCTAAGTACTATAAAGTATATGGTAATCAGCAGCGAAGCTCTTAATATGAGAGAACGTTCAACGACTATCCCGTTGCTGGGAGTACACTCAAGCGAGTGGAAGTGGAAGTGGTCTTGTGATTAACAAGATGTGATATAGTCTGCTCTTTATGGAAACATAAAGCTGTTCTGAAAAGAACGCACATAGATTAGCGACCTATGTGGAACACAAAGGACTACAAGTTCTGCGTTTATCTTAGGTCAAGTGAGTCAAAGTATCGAGCCTTATTTTAGTAACTCATACGTAAAAGACTTAGCTAAAACTAAAGTTACAATCCGTAACCCACACTTAACCAAACTATTACAAGAAAAAGGTAAAGATACTAGAGAGGTTTGGTCTAGTATTCGTATGCATGATGGCTCTGTGCAACATTTAGATTTCTTAACTCAACATGAGAAAGATGTATTTAAAACATTTGGTGAGATTAATCAGTATGTAATTATTGACCAAGCAGCAGTAAGACAACAGTTTATTGACCAAGCACAGTCATTAAATGTTATGGTAAATCCAAGTATGTCTGCAAAAGAGATTAATGAATTATATATCTTTGCTTGGAAGAATGGGATTAAAACATTATACTATCAACATAGCACAAGTGCAGCACAAGAATTTAATCGAAACGCATTATGTATTGCATGTGAAGCGTAAAAAACTAAAAGGAGAAATATATTAATTATGACAAATGTTATTAATATTGAAAGTGAAGAACAATTTGAAAATGAATTAGAAGAATCAGGTAAAGTATTAGTTGACTTTTGGGCATCATGGTGTGGACCTTGTAGAATGTTAGCACCAGTATTAGATGACCTTTCAGAAGATTATAAGATTCTTAAAGTAGAAGTAGAGGACAATCCAGAGATTGCTAATGAATTTGATATCATGAGTGTTCCTACTTTAGTGTTATTTGAAGATGGAAAACCAGTAGATAATATGGCTGGATTTGCTCCAAAAGAAAAAATTGAAGAATTTATGAATAAATAATAAATTAGGGGTTGACTTGTCAGCCCCTTTTATGTTATCATTATATATAGATAAGGAACAGGAGGTAATTAGTATGTCAAATAAAGATGAGATGTTAGATATTATGTTTAGAGAAAGATTAAAAAGAGATTTTATAGACTCCATTAAATCAGACAGAACGCACAGGAAAGTGCTAGAGTTACTACAGGAATTTGTATCTGAAGAGCAGTCTTATATTCTCATGTATGAGATAATTAGAGTATATAGTACAGAATTATATGTTGACTCCATTGATGATAGTGAGTTATAATAATAGTAGGAGGTAGATTCACACATGGAAGAAAGGAACTATATTTACATATCCGATGACCTTAGAGTTTACAGGTCTGATGATAAGAACGTAGTACTGGAAAGACATTCTAAGAAGTTCTCTATAAGAGACCAGAAAGAAGTTGAGAGCTGGGGTATTGTAGGCTACTTCAGAAACATTCATGGAGCTCTTGAAAAGATTATTAAGAATGATATGTTACTAGATGAAGACAAGATAAATAACTTAGACGAATATGAACAGGAACTTAGAACAGTGAGAGAGAATATTATGGATTTAGTATATAGCATCGAGGGAGATAAGATTTAGTGAAAACAACATTGGTTTTTCGGTATATCAAGCGATTAATAAAAATAGGAGAGAGTAAAAATGGTTAAAATTTATTATGCCACGTCAATAGCGACGCAAGGGGAAACTCTAGACTCAATTAGAGTGGCTAACAATCTAAGAAATTTAGGCTACGAGGTATATGTGGCAAGTGAGAATAAATCAATTAATGACAAGAGTAACAATCCAACACCAGAGGATATCTTTAATGGAGATATTTATGAAATTCTTAGTAGTGATATTTTTGTAGTAAACTTGACAGGTGGAACACAAGATGGTACAATTAGTGAGATAGGATTTGTAGCAGGTTGGAATGAGGCAGGTATTCAAGACAATGAGGGTGTAAGAAAAACTACAAGGATTCCAATTGTAGCATTTACAACTAACACAAGAATTATGCAACCTCAACACCATCATGGAGTCCCATCTGCAAGTGCGAATCATCTAGTGCTAGGAATGATTGATAAATTTGGAGATTTTATTGGGGGAGAAAAAGAGCTTTATGAGTTCTTAACTAAAAAATAGAATAAAGGAAGATTAATGTAAACATGCACTGAGCTAAAGACTCAGTACCTTTTATGGTACGAATGTTTACTAGTCTCAGCTACAGAAATGTAGACTACGTTGTTTAGGAGAAATACATACACACCCTTGGTTGATGCTCTAGACTGAGGCTCTGTGGCTATTAATTAAGTTGGGTTAAGAGTGCTAAGTGAACCCTGTGTTAATAGCTTAAAAACCCTTCACAACATTGACGAAGAGAAGACCTAAGTTTGATTTGGTAATAGAGTCAAAACAGGCATAACTGGTTTTGTGTCCAGGCTTAAAGCAGAAAACACAAATACAAGATAAGGGGAACCAATTTATGGTTTATGTATTAGATATTAATGGCAAACCTTTAATGCCCACAGAAAGACATGGTAAGGTTCGTCGTATGTTAAGAGATGGAAAAGCAAAAGTGGTCCGTAGAGAACCATTCACTATGAAAGTGAACGGGAGTAGATTTTTATGTATAAGATTAAACAGTTTAAAGATAATTTTCTATATAGTGCATCACTTTTACTAAATGATTTCATTGATGAAAATAACATTACAGACTATGAGGTATTGTATTGTAATTCATTATTAGACAGTAATGATAATATAGTTATGTCTATTGTTATAAAATACAAAGAAGCACCAGAAGGCAGTGTAGTAACTTTAAATGATAAGGTGTACTTCATTGGAAAAGACCCACAAGATGCCTTGAATTTTCTGTCTAATCTAGACTTTCTAACACAGCAAGAATCAGAGGATATTTCATTTGGAAATGTAGAATCTATTGTAGAGAATGGTACAGATATATATAAGATTATTTAAGAGGAGAGAGTGTTAATGGATTTAGCTGTTAATATGACATTAGAGTTTGAGGAGTCAATATTTGAGCTAGAGGTTTATTTCAATCATTATCAATCTGTTATGAGAGCTTTTGAACAAAGTTCGTACTTAAAGAATGACAATGGTACTTTAGTTATTTCAGATGTTAATGGAAATGAATTTGCATTTTTAGTTGACGACTTAAAAAGAGTGTGGTACAATAGACTTACAAAAGATAAGACAATCAAGATGACAAATAAAAAGACAGGAGATGTTCTATAATGGAATTACAGATTAAACTATTAAATGAGGACGCTACATTACCTACAAAGGCACACGATACTGATTCAGGATTTGACTTATATGCGTCTAAAGAGCTAACTATCAAACCAGGAGAGACAGTAATTGTGCCAACAGGCGTTGCTGTTAAATTTCCAGAACTATGGGGTGGTATGATTAGACCACGCTCTGGTATGACTGCTAAGACTAAATTAAGAGTTCAGACAGGAACTATTGACAATGACTACACTGGTGAAATTGGAATCATTGTAGATAACATTGGGCAAGATGAAATCAAGATTGATAAAGGATTAAAGTTAGCTCAAATGGTATTAGAGCATATCCCTCTAGTCGATGTTAAAGTAGTAGATGAACTAGAACATGGAGTAAGAGGAGAAAAAGGATATGGGAGCACTGGTGAAAGATGAAAGATATTATAATGGTTGTATTAATGTTCCTAGCAGTGCTTATCGTAGATGTTTTATTAACAATTGTTATACCAGCATATATTCTTGAGTATGCGTTCAGTTTAACTTCATTAGATTTATCATTAAAATTCTTTATTGTGCTACTAACTGCAAATAGATTAGTGTTTGGTGTTATAAATCTAGGAAGATAGAGAGTAGGGGAGGAAGAACCTCCCTTTTTAAATATTTATAGGGAGTGAAAGAGTGAGTAGGTTATTAAAATGTTATGGTGAAGATTGTGTGAGAAACAATATTAAACACCCTAAGGAAGCGTTAACAAAATATAAAAGTAAAAACTATTGTAATCACTGTTTAGATAAACTCAAGAAACAAGAGGAACAAAAAGATAAGTTGTTTGAGTATATAAAAGAACAGTATGACATTCTGTTTGTTACACCTTTAATGCAGAAACATATAAATGAAATGAGAGCTCATGGATTAAGTTATAAGATGGTTCATGCACTGATTCACTATTGTTTAGAGGTAAAAGATAGTTTTAATAAGCCAGACCCTAAATTTGGTTTGTTTTTATATAGCAATTATTATGAAGAGATGATACAATATTATAAGAACAAGAAATTAAAGAAACAACAGAATGAAAATAAGAAGATAGAAAAGAAAACCGTAACTATAGATAGCACAAAACTAAATAGAAACACTTACAAGAACAGTAAGCTATACGACATGGAGGAATAGATTTATGGAACAGAGAAATTTAAGTAATTTAAACCCAATTAGAGATATATACAATGTGATTGGCTCTATTTGTCAAGACACAGAATTGTTGAGACATGAAGATACAAAATTAAAACCAGATGACTTCATGCAAGAGTTACACCAGATTGTATTTAAAGCAATCAATAACATTGTATATAACGCAAGTGGTGATAAAGTTACAACTGTTACTGCTGTAGATATTGACAACTATCTTAGTCTATATCCAACTCAATACAAAAAATGGAATGACCAAAATGGATTTGAGTACATTGAGAACTGCTTAAAACATGCTAATAGAGAGGTCTACTGGCAATCATACAGTAGAGTAAAGAAGATGTCTTTACTTAGAGCTTATGTGAATAGAGGTTTTGATGTCACAGAGATTTATGATTGGGAAACAGATGACTTTCTAACAAGAGAGAAGTCACTTAAAGAATTAGACAAGATGGACTTAAAGGATATATTCCAGTATTTCACCCTTAAAAATTTAAAAGTAAAAGAGGAATATAACATTGAAACAGAAGGTAAACAATTTAAAGCAGGTGCAGATATTAAAGGTTTACTAGAAAGATTTAAAGAAGGAGTGGAATATGGAGCACCATATCCAAATGAGTTTGAAAACTTCTTATTTAGAGGACAAAGAAAAGGAAAAGTAGTTATTCGTTCAGGTGCTTCAGGTACTTTAAAAACATCAATCAGTATTGCAAATATGGTGAATAACGCAGTAACAAAAATATACAAGGACGGGGCATGGCAATATAACGGAATTGCATTACCTTCTTTATTTATCTCAACAGAATTAGATGAAGACGAGTTAAACGTAATCGCCTTAGCTTATATTACTGGTATTCCTAGAAAAGTAATTATGGACGGTTTATTCACAAGAGAACAAGAAGAGATACTCATTGAGGCAGGAGATATTTTAGAGAAGAGTCCTTTATATATGTATCATATTCCCAACTTCTCTGTGCAGGATATAGAAGAGGTTATTGAGAGAAACATATTAGATAATGACGTAGGGTATATTAGCTTCGACTATATTCAATTAACTAGCAAATTAACAAAAACTACAGCAGAACTATATGGACAGCAGCAACGTGAAGACCAGGTACTATTGCATTTGTCATCATCTTTAAAAACAATGGCAGAAAAATACAATGTATATATTGAAACAGGGACTCAACTAAACAGAAACTCTAAGGACGAGGACAATTGGGACGCTACAAGTATTAGAGGAGGTAGCTCTATAATTGACAAGTGTGACGTTGCAGAGTTACTATTTAGAGCTAAGGAAAAACATTTAGATAATATAAAACATATTCTCGAGTCTAATGGTTTTGGTAAAGAGCCAACATACCTAAGAGTGTGTTTCAAAAATCGGGCAGGAATGGCAGATGTGATTATTTGGAGTAGAATGAACGCATCTACTGTTAGAGAGGAAGTCCTATTTTGTACGGACTTAGATTACAATATTATTGAAGAAGTAGAGAAATTAACGTATGAATTTTCAGAACATAAAACTGAAAAAGATGTAGAGAAAGAAAAGAACTATGCAGAAGGAAATAAAGTATTTGGCGATATTGATAGTCAAAAAGAAGAAATAGATTTTTAATAGGTGATTATATTGGAGGATAACATAGGTAAGAGATTTGGTAGATTAACTATACTTGATGAAAAAAGAGTGCGAAAAGGAAATAGAACAAGAATTGTATATGTTTGCAAATGCGATTGTGGAACTATAAGAGATTTCTCAAAGTATAGTGTATTGAGAAGCACATCAATTTCCTGTGGTTGTGCAAGAAAAGAAAGAATGACAAAACATGGTCTTACTAATCATAGTTTGTATGGTATATGGGACGGAATGAGAAAAAGGTGTGATAATAAAAACTATGAAGGTTATAAAAATTATGGTGGTAGAGGAATTAAGTATGATGAATCATGGAGAGATAATCCTAAAAAATTCATCAATGATATAGAAAAAAATTTAGGAAAAAGACCTAGTAAAAAACACAGTTTAGATAGAATTGACAATGATAAAGGTTACTACATCGAAAACCTACGGTGGGCTGACTACACAGAACAAGCAAGAAATAGAAGAAGTATGACTTCTACTAAACATTATTGTATATCAGAAATACATGATTGTAACTTTTTAGTTACAGTCCTGAAAAATGGATATAGAAGACAATCAGCCACTATGTATACAATAGATGAGGCGATTAAGATAAGAGACCTATGGGAGAAAGAATGGGAAGAAGATGAGTTAAAGTGGATAGATGATACTGTAAATAAAAACTATAAAAAACACTTGTCTAACCATAGGTATAGAAACTCTACTGGTTATAAGTGTATTAGCAGGAGAGGCGAGAGTAAATTTCTTGTTCGTGTATATAAAGAGAAAAAGTGTAGAAATGTTACTAAAAAAACATTAGAAGATGCTATAAAAATTAGAGATTTATGGATAAATGAATACAAGGAAAATCCAGAAAAATGGATAGAAGATACGGTAAATAACAATTATAAAAAATCAGTATAAAAGGAGGGGTGGGTATTGAATGCTAACAATATAAAAAAGAACATCTCAGAAAATGACATTTTTTCTTTCTTGCAGGATTTAGGAGGAGAACCCTATAAACAAGGCAATTCTATTATATCAAGAACAATATGTCATAACCCACCTCACAATGGCTCTCATAAGCTATACTATGATATTGACAGAAAATTTTTTCATTGTTTTACGGAATGTAGCTGTTCATACGATATATTCTCATTGATTGAGCAAGTAAAAGGAATGGATTTTAAGGAGTCACTTAAATATACAAAAGAATATTTTGGATATTCAAGTGATAGCAGTTCTGTGGATTATTCTGAACAAATTGACATGTCTTTCTTTAACACGTTTAATAAAAAAACAGAGTTTAAGAAACTGCCATCTTATGACGAAAAAGTGTTAAGAGTCTTTGATGACAAATACCATGTTAGCTGGGTGAGAGATTATATTTCACCAGACATAATGAAAAAATATAATATTAAGTTAGATATATTAAGACAAAGAATTATAATACCTCACTATGATATAGATGATAGATTAGTTGGTATTAGGGTTAGAAACCTAGATGAGGATATGGTAGAACGTGGAATGAAGTATGTTCCACTATTCACCTCTAAAACAACCAACTATAGGCACATGACAGGTTCTAATCTATATGGTTTAAATGTCACAAAGAACAATATAGAGGCTGTTAAAAAGGTTGTTCTGTTTGAGGGAGAGAAATCAGTCTTAGCTTTAGACACTTTTTATGGTGGTAAAGGCATAGGTGTTGGTGTTAGTGGAGCTAATCTTAGTGAATATCAGCGTCATATACTTAATAAATTAGACATAGAAGAAGTTGTTATTGCTTTTGATAAAGAATTTTATAAGATTGGAGACTCCCTAGAGAAGTTCTATGCAGAAAAGATAGAGAAAACAATCATAAATAAACTTAAAGCTAGTTATAATGTAAGTGTAATATGGGACACTAAAGACCTCTTAGATTATAAGGACAGTCCTACAGACAAAGGAAAAGATGTTTGGTTAGAACTGTGGGATAATAGAATAAGGATAAACTAAAAGATTAGGAGATAGATTTTATGGAGGAATATAAAAAATGAAAACAAGTGAGTTTATTAAAAAGTTAGATAAGCATAAAGGGAAATTTCTCATAGAAAACATTTCTTCAGATGACGAACTATATTTAACTTCTATAAAGACGAGTCAGTTTAATATTACTTTTTATCATGATGCAGAACCTGATGGAATTATCGGCATCATCGCAGAATATTTAAACACACCTGTGAGAAAACGTGAAGAAGAGAAGAAGTACTATTTGAGGCAGATAGGTATTGGCTCTTGGAGTTTCTTAAACTTTAATATTAATTCACAAGAATATATTGTAGCAGGTAAAAAAGATGATTATACGTATAAAACCCAATTCACCCAATCAGAAATAGATGAATTACCAGAGTGCTATACTCACCCAGCAGTTTGGGAACAAATATTAGTTGAGGAGTAAGATAATGTTTAAGGTAGTAAGAGCTGATAGTAATCAAAAGAAAGTAATCTTTGAGGGAGAAACAGAAGAAGAGGCGAAAGATTACTTAAATAAATGTTTAAAATGGGACTCAAATAGAATATATGAGTATTACATTACAGATGAGAAAGTGGAATACAAGAAAAAGAGGAAAAGAAAGAGTTGACTTTGTTTAATATCTTATGATACAATGTAATCAGGAGGAGATTTTATATGTTAAGTATGATTTTTATTGTTTGTTTGTCTACTCTAGTATTAAATGGATTAGCTCTTTATTTATATTTTAATATATTTAAAGAAGAAAGTTACACTTATGAGGAGGTAGAAAGAGAATTGGAATGGAAAGTAGAGGATATTGGAGAGTTGCAGGAATGGATTGGAGCTTATATGCAATTCATCTATGATATTGTAGACTTTAGTGAAAGATATTCTAGTGCAGATATGGATAAGTTAAATGAAACTTTAGACGGTATATTTGAAAGTTGTGACTTAGAAGATGTTGAGTTTAACCTAGAAAAGTATAGAACAGTGTTTGAGGACGCTACAGGATTACCTGTATTAAGAGATAGAGGAATTACAGAGGCTTTAATTAGAGGTATCTCAAATGATGAATGGACTGAAATACTAATTAAGGCTGATAATAACATGTATGATTTAGTAAGTGATTACGCTAAACTTAAATTAAAACAAAAAAGAGGGGAATAAATAGATGGAAATTGTAGAAAAGAAACAGGTACATGATAACATAATTGACAATATTTTGTATAATAGTCATGTAGACATTGATTATCACTTAAATCCAACAAAAGAGGGTTTTGATAGTAGTGTCAAGAAATGTACCTTTTATCCTGGAATTATGATGCTAAATGAGCATATTTATGAGCATAATACTATTGGGATTGCTATAGATAGCGATGTCGACGGCTTCACCTCCAGTGCTCTACTATATAAATTCCTGGTAAATGACTTAGGTGTAGATGAGAGTTTAATTAAAGTGCTACACCACAACTCAAAAGCACATGGTATTACAAAACATATACAAGAACAAATGTATGAGAAAGCAATTGACATACTGTTAGTTCCAGATGCTGGAAGTAATGACAGAGAGGCACACTTTACTCTAAATGAGAAAGGTGTGGATATCTTAATCTTAGACCACCACCAATATGACTTTTTATTAGAACCACATGAACGTACAATTATTATCAATAACCAAAATCCAGATAATAAGTTGAATAAAAACTTAACTGGTGTTGGGGTGGTCTATAAGTTTATTGAGGCATATAAAGAGGAATTAAATATAGATGTAGATGTCACTAAGTATTTAGATTTAGTTATGTTAGGACAAACAGCAGATGTTTCTGATATATCAGATAAAGAGTTAAGGTACTACATTGCACAAGGTGTAGATAATCCATTAAATAAATTATTATTAACCACTTTAAAAGATAAAGATTTAGAGAGTGGCTTTGCCACAAGAGATATGTCATTTAGTTTAATTTCAATGATTAACTCTGTGAGTAGAGTGGGAACACTAGATGAAAAACAGTTATTGTTTAAAGCACTGGTGAGCGATGATGATACATTAGGCTATGAGATAACTAAACGCTCTAAAAACAAGAGTACTGGTAAGATGGAAACGCATAGTCTACCAGCATCATTACATGACATTACCTATAATACCCTTAAGAAAGTAAAGGGACGACAGGATAGATTAGTAAAGAAAGCCATGCAAGAAATAGAATATATTAATCAAGATAAAGTTCTCATTGGAACTATCCCTAAAGAATATCCTACAAGTGTAAATGGATTAGTTGCTATGAAGATTATGAGTAAGACTGGATTACCAGTTATGATTGGTGAATATAAGAACGGTATGTATGCAGGTTCAGCTAGAGCGAACTTTAATTTAAACCAATTCCTTGATGAAACTAACCTGTTCAAATACGTACAAGGACACTTGCAGGCTTTTGGTTGGGGAATATCAGAAAGTAACTTAAATAAGTTTATTGAATTATTACACGAAAAAGATTTGGAAACAGACTTGACACACTATGTAGATAGAGTGTATAATAGTATTAACCACAAACCTTACTTAGATGTTATGGACATTGAAGATAACAAGAATGTGTTTGGTGGTAAACTACAATTTCCTTTACTAGCTTTTAAGGACGTATCATTCCATAAGAGCTGTATAAATGCAAGGGGGAGTGTGCTTAACTTATTTGATAATGAATTATCTTTTGTGATGTTTAACTCAAAACCAGAGCTATATAATGAACTCATGGATAACCTTAAGAGTGATAGGGTATATGTAAATATTGTAGGAGAGCCTGGATTAGATTGGAATAATAAACCTCAAATAGTCATTAAAGACATAGAAGTTATTGAACAGCACGAGGAATTAGTTAATGACTGGGGAATTGATTTCTAATGAAAGTATTAGCTATAGACTGGTCATTTGCTAAAACAGGTGTAGCTGTGCTAGACTTGAGTACAGATAAAGTAGATATTATCTACTCAGGTTTAATAGAGACAGACCCGAAAGATGAGCCTATGGAAAGAGTGCGACATAGTTTACATGAGGTAATTAAACTATACAATAAACATGCAGTGGAACTTATCATTAAAGAGTCCTCTGTAGTAGGTAGACAAGCTACAGCAATGCCTGTGATTAAATCTCATGGTGCTTTAGAGTATTATTGCTATGTGAATACTATTCCTTTAGAGGAAATGCACAATCAGACAATTAAAGCATTTGCTAGAAGATATTTAATTGATGACTATGGTTTTACTAAGGAAGAAGTAAAGAAATTAAATACAAAAGAAATAGTTGCAAAGTTTTTAGAGTTATGGTACAATAGAGATATGAAAGAGATATACACTCCTAGAGGTAGGTTATTAGATGATATAGCTGATGCTATCTTAATAGGTATTGTATATAAAAATAAACATAATATAGGAGAATGATATTTATGTTAGAAATTGAGATAGAACAATTAAAAAATGAGATTAAACTAAAAACTAATATGAAAGATGTACAAGACTTGATTGACAAAAGAATTAAAGAATTATCAAAAGATACTATAAATTATATTGATAATACAAACAAGAAAGATGGTACATTAAATATTGGGGGAGGGAATTTATTACCTAAATTTACAGATAAACGCTGGAGAGTTAGTCAACCTCAATTCATAAAAGATGACTATACAATAGAAATACCTTCTGGAAATGAAAATATTTTAATGATTGTTTTAGATTTAGAACCTAACACTGACTATATCTACACTCACAACACAAATTATATGCGTTGGCATATTCAAAAAGTAAATGATGATGGAAGTACAGAATTAATTGAATATAATTCAGTCGGTGGGTATGAAGTTCGCCCATTCAATACAAGAGGGCACACTAAATTCAAATTAACTATAAGTACAGGGGGACATTACATTGAAAAAGACCGTTTCTTAAAATATTTAAAACTTGAAAAAGGGAACGCACCTACAGATTGGTCTCCAGACCCAGAGGATTCTGAGAATGATATATCTAACATCAACAACACTCAAAACTTTATAAATAAAAACGAAGAATATTTATTAGAGTGTCTTAAAAATAATATTGACATCATAAATAAAAAGCTAGACGAACAAAAAGTTATTATTAATACGATTAAAAAACAAATATAATATAGGAGAATGATAAATATGTTAAAGATTTACAAAACTATTGACAGAAGTTCTTATGAGGTAAATGTAGAAGCAGGACAAGTAAGATATGCACCAGACTTAGATTGGGTTGTATTAGTAATTGAACATGATGAGGCATTTAATGCAGTATTACTATCTTGTCCAGATGAAGGTATTGATTTTTCATTAAACTCACCATCTAGACCTCAAACAAAAGAAGAAATTGAATCAGAGTACCCTATTATCTTAGACGCTTCATTGGAAGTAGAATAGTATGGTGAGCAGTTTAATAGGAGTGTTTGTGGGTATATCCTTTGTATTAGGGTATATCCCACAGCTCAACAACTTATTAAAAGCACTCTTCAACAACAAGACAGCAGAGGGTGTGTCTATTACATTTTGGTATTTAATATCACTAGCATTAGCATTAACATACGCTAACTTTAACAGTACAGAGAGTAGTTTATGGGTCATAGTTCCACAAGGCTTAAATGCTAGTATGGCTTTTCTAATCTTGGTTACAGTGATTATGATAAGGTTTAATTTATGCCATTCACTGGTGTACAGCACAGGATTAGGATTGTCTATATATGCTATATCACAGTTGTTATCTACAGATATAGCTCAAACAGTAGCCACTATATGTATTGTAGTAGCTTACTTTACACAGATATATCACTTATACAAGAGTAAGACAGCTGAAGGACTTAGTATTCTATTGTTCTTATTTATTGCTTTGTCATTAGCTTTAATGACTGTAAACATTTTTATTACAGGTTCATATAGCTATGGTGGAGTAACAGAAATAATTAATTTACTTATGGTTTTAGTTATAGTATTCCTAATATGGAACTATAATAGAAAAGGAGAAAATAATATATGATTACACTTTTAGGAATTTTATCTTTCTTTGCATTAATTATTGCGTTTATGGCACAACCAAAAGCAACACCTTATAGCGACTATAAGATTTACAGAAAGAGAATGACACATGAACAAGCAAGACAAGTAGTAGCTTATGACATTGCTAAGAAACAAATTAAAGAAGAGAATAAAAATAACTCAACATTTCACTCTTTAAACACTAAACAAAAAAGAGAAATCTATATTTTAAGAAAAGACAGAATTTTAGAAAATGAAAACTTTGATGATATCTACCTGGTAGAAAATGGCAGACACTATGAGGAGGCTCTTTAATGGATATTACAGTAAGCAAACAAGAATATTATAGCACTGTAGAACACCTAGAAAACATTACAGATAAACTAAGAGATGAACTAAATAGAACTAAAGGCAAGACATTAAAAGAACATGAGAACATGAGCAACTTATTAGAATTAGTTCAAGAGCTTATTACATTAAGAAATGAGATGTTAAGTATTTCAGGTGTTGACATTAATGAAGAAGATATGTATAATAAAGGTACAGTATCTGATAGAAATATTGAATTAGGAGATGATTCTTAGTGCGAGAAAAGGATTTAGACAAAGAACGAAAGATTAGAGAGTTTTTAGATAGAGAGTTTGGAGAAGATATTAACATTAAAGATTATCAGATTGTTCACAACATAGACCCAGAATATAACAAAAAAGATTATGAGTTATTACTAAAGAAGGCTAAAATGTTTGATGAGATTGTCTCTATATTATCTGAAGAGTATGTCATTAGAAGAAAGTCTAATATTGTAGAATCAAGTGATGTCTATGATTGATAACATAAAGGAGGCTATTGAGGCACAGGAGAGATTCTGTGAAGAACACGATGTCCCTAGATTTGCTCCTTATGACGGAAACTGTTTTAGATGTGGGAGAAACATTTATGACACACGCAGTGAGTATTCGTTTAATGGAGATAAAGTTGAATATGGCATATCTGTAAAAGAAGCATCAACAGAGCATATTACAGGTTGTCCATATTGCTATAGGAGTTTTTGTGACTAGTGAAAAATAATTTTTTAAATGATTTTACAGCTAGTTTTATAACTATATTGGTTATACTTGCAATACCGTATTTTTTAAATGAGTGTCTTTTAGGTCTTGAATCACCAATTGAGTTCCTTTATTATTGTTTCTTTATTGGATTTATTGGAACTACAATAGCAAATTTACCAGGAGAGGATTAAATTATGGAAAACAAAAGAGAAGAATTACTAGAAAGTCTTATTGAAGAAGTAGAAAAACACAACAAGTCATACGTTATTATGATAGAAAATGATGATGAGGAAAGTATTCAAAATAGAATTAATGCTACACCAGAATTTCTTGCATCATCTGCTCTTGAGGCATTAAATGTTATTTTTAAAAAGATTGAAGAGGATAATAAAGAAGAGTTGTCACATGATGGTAAATTAAAATTAGTTGATACTCTACTAAAAATACAATTCGATAATAATTAGGGTTGACACTCCTTTGCACTATATGTTATAATTAATGTATAGTAAAGCAAAGGAGTTTTTATATGAGTTATTTTAACAAAGAAAAGAAAGAAATATATGAGAAGAAAGTAAAGAGAGTGAATGATTATGGTGAGTTTCATTTTAGAGTTAAGTTAGAGTATGACTATACTGATGAGTCAAATTTGATTATGTATATCTATCAAATTAACAATGTTCAAACAGGTGCTGAAACATTAGTTTCTCAATCTGAACTAAAGAACTACCTACCATTTGAAAGTGTTTATGTAAAAGACTCAGCTACAGATGTTAAACCCTATATGTTAGCTAATATGATTGAGCAACAATTTGAAATGATTATGTCTAAACAAGAGAACTTAGAGATTGAAAAAGAGCTAATCAATGATGTTATAGATACGCTAGAGGAAAACAGATAATAGTTTTAAGTAAGGAGAGAGTTTATAGATGAAAGAACTTATAGATAGTAAAGAAATGTTTAATATTCACCTGCATACTGATATGTCAAACATCAAACTTAGAGATAGTACCAACAAAGTAGAGGACGTATTAGACTATGCCCTTAAATTAGGGTTGCCTGGTGTAGCAATTACAGACCATTCCTCTATTGGTAACCATATTAAAGCTACAAGATACATTGAGGACAATCCTGATAAATTTAAAGACTTTACTCTAGGCTTAGGTGAAGAGTTCTATCTATGTGAGAGAGATGAGATTGAGAGAGCTGTAGAAAATAATGAGAGAGTGAAATACCCTCACTTTCTCGTATTAGCTAAGAACCAAAAAGGATATGAGTTCCTAAAGAAACTATCTACTAGAGAATGGGAGAACAGTTTCTGGCATAGGGGTATGCAACGTACACCTACCTATTATGAGGACTTGATTGAGCTTACAAAAGGATATGAAGATGATATTATCTTCAGTAGTAGCTGTATCGGTTCGCCCTTAAGTCAAATGATACTTGATTATCATTATAATAGAACTAAAGAAAACCAAAAACGTATTCATGAATTTATCATGTTCTTTATAAACATTGTTGGTAAAGATGATTTCTATTTAGAGTTACAACCAGCTATCAAACATGATGGTAGCAATAAAGAGATTAAACAAGAGCAACAAATTGTAAATGATATGCTATTAAAATTAAGTGAGGCATACGGTCTTAAATGTATTGTGACTACTGATGCACATTACTTAAATAAAGAACAAGCATTTGCTCATGAAACATATCTAAAAGCATCTAATGGCGAACGTGAGGTACAAGAGTTCTACTCTACAACATATATTATGGATAGAGAGGAGCTTTTAGAATACTTTAATGAGGAGTTATTAGACGAACTTATTGCTAACACTCATGAAATAATGAATAAGATTGAACCTATTACATTTGAAAATACAACACAAGTACCAACTATTGATATCCCAGACTATCAAAATAATAATTTGTTTGATGAGTATTTAGATGATTATGAATATATCAAAAAGTATAAGTATTCTAAAGAACCAATGGATAACTATTACTTGCACCTTTTAGGTGAGGGTATGGAGTATTACAATCAAGAGTTCAATAAGGAAAACTTATCAAGAATTAATATTGAGTTAGAACAAATATGGGAGATATCAGTTAAATTAAAGCAACCATTATCTAGCTACTTTGTATTAACTAAAGATATAGTAGATATGATGTGGACGGTATCTCTAGTAGGTACAGCACGAGGCAGTGCTAGTTGTTATTACACTAACTACTTATTAGGTATTGTGCAGTTTAATCCAATTGAATATAACTTACCTTATTACAGATTTTTAAGTAAAGAGAGAGCGTCATTGCCTGATTAACTGTAGTCGTCTATAATAGCGATATTATAGATTACGAGGTGTTTAACTCATATAGAGGTGTGAGCTTAATTGCTTGCTAACACTAGAAGTCTAAGTGTGTAAACATATGACAATGGTGTGCCAACTACTTTTAGTAGAGGTTCAACGACTATCCGAGAGCTAGGGCAATCAATAAATACTAGCAATAGGAGTAGGGCTGTTTGAAATAACAGTAGGTGAGAACCCTTTAAATCGAAAATACACCCATCTTACTAAGATGAAGAAATAGTCTATTCCCTTTTAAATACTAGGAAACTAGGGGTGCTATAAGATTGATATTGATACAGAGGCAAGTAAACGTGAAGAGATTATTGCTTTAGCAAAAGAGAGATATGGACATGATAAGATTTTAAATAGCTGTACATTCAATACAGAGGGTCCAAAGTCTACAGTGCTAACTGCAACTAGAGGATATGGATTACCAATTGATGAACAACATAACATTGCTAACTTAATTCCTAATGAGGGGGCAAGTTTATGGAGTGTTTCTGATTGTTTCTTTGGGAATGAAAAAGAAGGTAGAAAGCCTCATACAGAGTTTATTAATAGAGTAGAGAAACATGAAGGATTAAAAGATATTATGTTATCTATTGAGGGACTAGTAAATGGTAGGTCACAACATGCCAGTTCTGTTATATTCTATCCTGGTAAGTTTACTGATGTAAATGCTATGATGAAAACTACTACAGGATTAGAGGTTACTCAATTCAATGCTGAAGATGGAGAGTATGCAGGGGAGTTAAAATTGGATAGATGATGTCCCATTATAAAGTAATTTATAAATGACAACCTCGTGAACCCTTACTAGGGGTGTGTATTCATACGCTAACGGGCATAGCTGAATAAAGAATAGGCTGATAAGAGACCCTAAATCCAAACGGACAGAGGGAATCCCGTGTCATATTAAATGTGATGTAACGACTATGGGTGATGAGTGTAGCCCAGTACAATAACTATTAGTACGTTATTGGAAGCACGAGGCTTCCGTTAAATCGGAAGATGATATAGTCTAGTCCGACTGTTAAATCAGTGTTAAAGTATCACGAAAGTGACGGTGTAAACGTTTTTAAGTATCTCTGCATTAGGACGTATTAGAGAGGCATTTGACTTATTAATAAAAGATGGTAAGATAGAATGGAAAGGCTCTTTAAGAAAGACATACGATGCTTATCTACACCCAGATGTTATTGACTTAGAAAGTCCAGGTATGTATGATATGTTAGAGCAAGGTGAAATATTTGATGCTTTTCAAATGTCAAGTTTAGTAGCTAGAAACGCTATGAGAAAGATTAAACCTAGAACATTCAATGAGATTGCTATTACTAATACTATCATTAGGCTACAAACTGAAGGTGAGCAACCTATTGATAAGTTTGTTAGATATAAGAATAACATTCAAGAATGGTATCAAGATATGAATAAGTATGGTTTAACTAAACATGAGCAATCCTTAATGGAGCGTCACTTACTAGAAAGAACAGGTATCTGCGATACACAGGAAATCATAATGCAAATCATTATAGATAAGGATATAGCCAATGGTGGTTTAGAGTTTGCTAACAGATTCAGAAAGTCT